CATCCTTAACTTAATCTGGCCCGTCAAAGCTTCCGTTGTATCAACATCAGACCGGACAGCTTTATCTTGATTTGCTCGTTGCCTGTCGGTAACGAGATCGTCAAGACCGTGTCGGTCTGTGAGATAACTGGAGCTTGAGAGATTCCAGATGGATCGGTTGACCCGATCACCATCAGCCCAAATGGTGCTTGGGATTCTTAAGTTGTCTTTCGAATAAACGAAATATTTATCCGATTCCTTGGCCACGGGAACCCTTGAGGATATCTGATCCGCAATAAGTCCCTGTGGTTGATAGGCAATAGAGATATTCTCTAATGCCTTATCTATGTGTACTTGTGATGGTCGTGGCATAGTCGATTACCCCCTTACCTTATAGATGCACAACTTTTATGATGGCGTCGGTTGATCCCGCATGGAGAGCAATCCAACGTGCGTTCATAGAAGTTGTGGTTCCTACTGCGAATGTGACACCTTTACCAGTTGCGGTTTGCGGTCCCACAAGATCCCCTGCCGTAACCGATGCTCCTGCCTGAATCCGGGCTTGCCCTGTTTGGGCAACATCCGCAGATCCATCGGTGATCATCGTGTCTTGGCTGATTCCAATCGGATTGGTTGTTATTGTGTCCACTAATGCGATCACAAAACCACCCTTGGCCGAAGTGGCATCAATACCGACGAATCGATATGACGGGATACTGGCAACGGCTCTGAAACTAGGTCCAAAGTTCGCTGACATATTATTTCCTCCGTATTAAATAGCACTCCTTATTATTGAAAGGTCATTCCAACAATTCGAACATGCGTGTTGAGAATTATTCATTCTCCGGAGAAACGGCAATGAACGCATCTTTAAATGATGTTCCTTTGTGTTCCTCTTGGTACTTCTTTACTTTCTTAACGAGAGCGTCGTCGCCTGTCGGCTCACCCAATTCCGATTTTTCTTCAAACGCAAGTTTGACATCGGAATTAATAAACTCGTCAACTAACTCATTGACGGATTTAAATTCTTTCGTTTCCTCATCAGATACTTTGATGGAGAAAACTATTTCCTTTTCAACAGAAGCTTTCTTGAGAAGTTCTTCCAGGATTTTGCCTTGATAGGGTTTCACTTTGCCATCGTCAACATACGTTTTGATCTTGGCATCAATCAGGGCATTCTTCTTTTCCGTTTCCACTTCCGCAACTTTGCCTTCCGCATCGGCTTTGGCTTTATCAGCCTCTTCCGCTTTCTTTCCGGCTTCCGCTGCGTCCCCTTCCGCTTTCTTTTTTTCCTCTTCGGCCTTGGCAGCATCGGCATTCGCCTGGGCTGCTTCCTCCTGAAAGGTTTTATTATCAGCTTCCAACTTCCCAATTTTCTTTAATAGTTCTTCTTCCATTGTCTTATCCTCCTGTGTCATCTGATTGAAATACGAGGATTTGAATTCGTATTCCTTTGAGTCTAAATCTTTTCTAAATGCCAATGCTTCCTCGGAAAACAAATCACCGATGGATTCAAGGTCATGCACCGCCGGAGTTTCTCCACCAAGAAGCGCAACTGCTTTTAATGCCAGTGGATACTTCTTTCCAGAAACATTTATATTGACAAATAATTCCGATGATACCTTATCAAACGCCTTTTTCTTAATAACATCGAATACTTTTTCCGGCACATTCTTAAAATCAGCCAAGAGTTTCTTACCTATCCGCCTGACATTGTCAACGATGCCGGCCGATGGCAGCTCATCCTTGGCCAACAAAGACTGCTTCTCGTTATGCCCTATCTTTAAAAACGGTTTTAATTTATCCTTTGTTTCTTCGAATGATTGAACAATACTATCCAGATCGTCATCGGTGAATTCGTCGCCATTCCACACACCCGATGCGAATATCTCAACATCGTTTATATCTTTGAACTCTTTCGGCTTTTTTTCTTTCATTTGAGAATCTCCTTATGGCGCAACATAAACAATTGCGGGGCTAGTAAATTTTACTGTCATTTCAGATACTTGCCCTGTTGTGTTTCCGTCGCCTGTAAAATCTATTCTAAATTGAATACCCTGCCCAATGACCCCGGCATCATCTCCATCACTTAATGCAGACCCAAAGCTTTCGGCGTCCATGTCCTCAGTCGTATTGCCGGCCTTAGTTCTAAAGGTTATTGTTGTTCCAGTTGGCAATGTCGATGATTCACTGAAAGTACCCCAATCCAAATCCCAATAAGTTGAATCGTAGGTAGCTGTTCTATATCGTCCCGATGTGGCGAATCCGGCATCGGAAGTCACGCTAATATTAGAGACTTCCGGCGTTGTTGCTGTTATTGTATCGGCTTTCAAAAAAACACGGACATCTAATGTGCCAGATCCAAGTGGAAATGTTGGGAAGTTAAGCGTTGCATCTGATAGAGAAATGGAACTTGCCCTAAGGGTTGGCGATCCGGTTGTACTCCATCCACCGGAATATGTATCCCAAGAAACTCGTCCATCCTTAGAAAGTAAAACGCCAATAGCTGTGTTAGTCTGAATGGCTGAAATGAAATTAGAAGTTAACCACGCAATAATATTAGTTGGGGCAATCTGGGCCGCATCTTTTGTGTCAACATAAAGATTATCGTCTGTTGATAATACAATCGGCTCCGAAATCTGGATATCATTTAATTCCGGTGTTTTCACACCATCTGTTGAATGAAGAAAACTACTGTAAATAAAGATCCCCGTATTGGTAAACGCGGATATATTCGTATTGATTGTGGATGCGCTATTGGCTTCCGCAAAAGTTTCAGCCGATACAGTCCAACCGCCCGAATACCAAAAGAAAGTCGTTCCGGCATCGTGAGAAATAATATGACGAACTGATGTATTGGTCGGTATAGTAGATGTTTGGCTAAAGCTCGTTAAATTTGTCGTAAAAGAGAAAGAAGAAGTCGGAATTATCTTCGGATCGGAACTCGAATATTTCTCCTGTGGGATTGAGGCTCCTGCTGTGTAATTAGCTGTATGTTGGACGGTGCTGAATACAATTAAATCATCAATCTCAAAATCTGCTGCCAGGGTCCCGTTAACATTGCTACCAACTCTCATTAATCCAATGTCTGATCCCCTTGTAAATGAGGTTGTAATGGTAGATCCCAATTGAGTCCCATGCAGAAAGAATTGAGTTATCCCACCTGAAAAATTGTAGTTCAATTCCATCTCTCTCGGCACTCCGCTACTGGCACTATACGCCCCTAAATCGTGTTGGGAAATAAGCGAACCGGCCGTATCATAAAACTGCACCCGAATATCTCCACCGCCACTAGAAAGATGGTTTATTTGGATTAGATTTGCCAAATTCCCAGAAGCTTTCGATATCAAAATCGGCAATTGTGAGGCGGCCGGAACGCCTGAATAGTCCGGTGTGTAAGTGAATCTGATACATCCCGTTTGTAAGCTATCCGCATTTAAATCTGCATCATAAGAAACATATTGGACAGTCCCACCTTTTAAATCTAGTTTACCGCCAGATACACTAGCCCCTCCTGAAGAGGTTCCTGTCAAATCCCCGCTTCCCCATGTTCCATTCACATCAGAATCGTAATTGGCGTAGAAGGTTGAATCGGTTGGGGAGAGATCCAACAATTTAGCGACCCCTCCTGTTACTTCAACGACAGAGGTTGAATAAGAGTAATTTGCCGGGGTGGTATAAGGCCAATTCATTGAAGTGCCGCCAATGGCTTTTAGCCTGGCTTTTCCAGAAGCCACTTCTATTTTTGCACCATCAGAAGGCGTATAAGAGGTGGATGTGGCATAGGGAATATTATCTGCATTATCCGAAAGTTCCGATAATCCAACATAAGCCGATGATCCGGATCCGATAACGGATGTTCCGGAAAATTCCCCTGTACTCCAGTTGTTGCTTGTTATCCACCGAACTTTGTTATTGGTAACAGTTCTTACCGGGAATGGATTATCATCCGCAACAGATCGCCCTTCATGCGTTATTCGATTGGTCATGGCCTGGCCCCATTCCGAGTTGGCTTTTCAAGTTCGGTAAAAAGACGTTCTCTGCCATTGGGCGAACCTGTCTTCTTTTGTATGTTAATTACACTATTGGAAACAGGGCCGTGATAGGTTAGTTTTAGGATAGTCCAATCATTTAATTTCGGATCCGAATCGCCGCTCTTCATGCAGATATAATCCGGACGGTTTGATTCGGGAATAAAGTGAACCGATTCGAAACTGTTCACAAAATCGTATAGATTCAAGATAATCATGCGATCCTGTTGTTGTTCTCATCTAGAATAATGTATTCGATTGTGTAGTTGACCGGAACATTGTCCGTTAAAAGGTTTATTAGGAATGCGGAGTTTTTCTTCTGAATCCATGGAGCCTCCTCTTCCCATTGTTTAAAATCCGATTCTCCCGCTGACAGTTTCTTTTGGAATAATACTTCATCTTCCAGCGTTGAATGAACCCCAGTGGTGGTATCAAGATCAGGCGTGTTGGCAATGTTAGAAATTTCATAACTCATTATCGCTATAGACCGGTTAATGCCGGGGGAAGGAATAACAAGGTTGTCGCCAAAGGCCATGATGACGCCGGATGAGAATATGTTCTGACCTTCTCTTACGAATTCTTTTGTTTTGTTATCTGATGCAAGGATAAGATTCCCACCAAGCTTCTTAAGTTTCTCTGTGGTTGGTTCTTTAGAGGGAGGAACAAAACTTTTCTTATCTTTGAAATCTTCGAATTTAGTGACAGGGACTAATATAGACCGGCAATTGAAGTGGAGAGGAGGGATAATCTGGGCAGTCAATTCTCCTTTTTCAAAAACCTTTCCATCCAAGAATTGACAGACCTCGGATGTCCGATCATCGATAATGGCACTAAATTCAAAGGCTTCTATCACGGCCGCTGCATCAGGGTCGTTATCCCAGAAGGATTTCCTGGCTCGGTTAAACATCTCGGTCGATTTTGTTCGAACAACAGTTTTAAGCCATTTGTCTGATTCGTTCTTTCCTAATTCTCTAAGACCTGTTAAAAGCTGTCTTTCCCCAACGCCTTCTTTGATCCCCTGTGTTACCGCATTCTTCATCTTCCCCGTTATGTTGACGGAATAGTCACCGACCATCTTGAATGATTCAGCATCAATCACTTCCAGGAATTCGGTCGGAAGCAATTCTGTTTCTGATATGAATTTCAGATCCGGCTTATCCGGGAAGATCTCATCTTTGGCCCGGTTATAAGAATCCCGGTAAAGGTCTTTAAAATACCTCTTAAACTCCATGTTCATGGGCTTCTGGAATCGGGGCTTAAGCTCATTTATGGCCGCTGGCTTGAAGTTTTGAATGATCTTCTTCTTCTGTATCTGTTGGATAAAGTCTTCCAGAATCTTTCGGCCGGAGGAACGCAAACGAGGTGTAACCCGCTGTTCGGCCATATCCAGCTTTTTGGTGATATCCGCAAAATTCACCTTGGCTTCAAACTCATTCTTTTCACGGAATAGCTTTTCAGAAGAATCATCCCCAATAGACCTGGCGTCTTCGTTATCCGAATCATCATCTTCCGGTTCTTCTTGAGCAGGGACTTTTTCACCTTTAGGGGGAACTGGATCTATTGGGGATTGAAATGGCATGCCGGGTGCCGGCTTAGGGGCTTCCTGGACATCTCCCTTAGGGAAATTGAGGATATCTCGGAGATGGTTCACTTCCTCATCATTGGCTTTAAAGACATTCCCCTTAACCGCATCCACCCAGATCTTGGCAAATTCAACCTGATTCTCTTCGGTGAAGGGCTTAAATTTAAACTCACATCGGATATCGCCCCAATTGGCCAAGGTCAAAGGCCTGACGACCTTAATCGTTAAAAGCCTTGAAAGCGAATCCTGTTCTTTCTGAATCAGATTCATGAACATCTGGAATTGAGTGGATCCTAAAGCGAAAGAACCTCCCTTGGTTTGGCTGCCTGACATACCCATCAAATCCGGCATAAGGACGGCCCTTGCAATCATGGTATTCAGCATCGAGATCCCTTTCTCGTAAATGTCGGAGGAATCTCTGGATGATTGCTTGAAGTCGATGGCAGCCCCTTCCGGAATGGCGATAGAGGTTGAATTCTGGATGGACTTTAAAATGTCTTGAAGCTGACCCACTTTGCCGGGTGAGAAGCTATCCGGATAGGAACCGACAACAGTAGGGGCGGCGAATCTCTCAACGTAAATGGCCCAAAATCGGAAGAAAAACTTCTTGGTTTTCCATGCTGTATAAGCCGCCTGAAGATCCGATCGGCCAAAAGGAGAATCAAAATCAGGCTGGTAAATATGATGGAGGAAATAGTCCGGCTTAAAAAACAAAGATCCCTCGACCGCATTTTGCCGAATACGTTCAAGGTTGCCCTTAACATCCAAATCGAATTCAAACGAATGGGGGGGCCGGGTCTTCAAATCCTTAAGCTCAATCAAGCCATTCGTTGGTTTCCGGTAAGTAGCCTCTGTCAAAGAGAAGCCATATTCAAACGAGGAAAGCATATCCCGCAACGAATTCTCAAATGGGGTGTTTAATTTCTCGGCCAGGTTAAATTCCAGGAATTCTTTTATCTCTGGATTCTCGCAAACGATCTCCCATCCGGATGAGAAGACCAAATCCTTCTTGAAGCTAAGGGCGGCCTTAATTTGATCGTCAACCCGCATCTCGTCGTAAATATCATAGTTGTTGCCAGAGGCCAACGGATCCGGATTAAAAGGAAAGTCAAAGGCTGGACGGTAGAAGGAGGATTTGTAGGCTGATTTGTTATCGGAGGGAAAGACCCGGTTGGCTTCTAGCTTCTTGGATTCTTGGAAAAATAGGGTTTGCAAATGGCGATCCTTGGGCGAATCTCCATTTGTTGATTGCGGATTAGAAAATTTGACTTTCTCGTTTCGGCCCAATTAATATGTCCATCTGCTTCCCACGCATGGACTTGTTCTTAGCGATCATAAACATCTGATAGCAAATGGCGGATGACATGATGGTGTCGTCATGTTTACCGGATGTTGCGCTTAGTTTAATTCCATCCCGTTGAAATGTCAAGCATTCAGATAAAAAAACCATATCATGGATGGTGTACTCCGGCCGGAAAGTTTTTTCATCCGTTTCAGATTCATCTTCGATCGCAAACTTTAAGAAATCCAATATCTGCGCTTTGTTCTTTGCTGTGGTCAACCATCCGTACTTTGCCTCAGGCGGGGTCTTGGCGAGATTCGTAATCAGTCTCGTTTCCCTAACCCTCTCTTTGTAAAGATTAGGATAGTGACAATTTTCATCAAGTCCCAACAGAACCGCATGGCCATGATTATTTCTTTCCACGCCCAATAACGCATTGTTATACTTTCGACCCCAATGGTCTAAAGTTCGGTAATAGGTATCGTATCCGATATGGGCTCTATAGGCCATGGCCTCTTGTTTGCAGGTACAACAGATTACTTTAAACGCAGAATAATCCCCCCCAATGCCCTCAGCCACATCAGCCCCTATGCAATATACATGATCCTTCTGGGGTGGCTCCCAGATCTTGTATTCGTCTTCCTCTTCTTTAAGGGAGCTCTCGTTTAGCATCTCTCTGGCTTCTCTGGCCAGCGTTGCGATCTTCTTATTATTAAAGAAAGACACACCCGATTGAGAAAAGGCATCTTCCTCCGCTTCTGGGTATTCAATAAAGAACTTGCTTTTAAGCTGAGTCATCTTTTGCCGTCTGAAATGGATCTGCTCTTGATCCAGCTTGAGTTCCCGTTCTTTCTTATCTGCCCTAAATTCAGGGATCCCATTCAATGGGATTCTGTATTGTTTGTGTTCATACCAAGGAAAGAAGTTGGATCTAAATTCGTTCTTTCCCTCCTTTGCATCCATATAAGTCAGATAACCATCGTTACCTATCCCATTACCCGTCGATTCCCCGGTGATATTTGTGTATTGAGATGTGGCACCAACGGAAGCCCAGACCCGTTCATTATCACAGAACATCCATTCTGATATGTGTAGATTATGAACTGTGGTGGAGCGTATTTCGAGAGATACAAATATAGATGAGTTAATCTTTGAGAATGTTCGGCGGGTTTTATTGTCTTCATCCAGTTTAACAGGGGGTCCAGACGGCCCATTGAAACCATGCTGGGCAATATCAATGATGGATGTTAAGTGTTGAAGAGATTCTAATTTGTGGGCTAAGATACCGGTAATTGTTCCTGGCCGGAACATCGTATCATCTAGCCACCATAGAAGCCAAAGTGTGGATACCCCCACTTGCCTGGATTTCAGGGTCGTATGCCGGATTGGTTTCATCCCTTTGACTTCATTTAGGATAACTTTCTGGATCCGGTTCAGTTTGAAGGGAATGATGCCACGTTCTTTGGTCCGGATCTTATAGAGGTTGTTAATTCTCCATATTTTATCGTATTGGTTTTGATTCATTTTTCTCTAAAACATTTAAAATCTTCTGTATCTTCCCATAAATTGGATCATTCATTGTAAAAGCGCAAATCCCCGTCCTCTTGATATATCCGTTTATCTGCCTGAATACACGCTTGGATTCACGGAGAACATTTACGAATTCTTCAATTTCTTCCTTCAAACAATAGGGGCACAGATCTATCCCGTTCTTAGACGATATGGAATGGATGCACTTTTTCAATATCTGACTCATGAAGTTCCCAATACCAGAATCTGTTTTCAATAGCGTATCGTTTGCCCGTTTGGTCTTCTATCCAAAGTTCAAAATAACCAACATCGATCAACAATACCCAATCGTCTTTACCCCACCATGATTGTCGAATCCTCTTCCCAATATGTTCAGCATCGATCTTCATCCTTTCGCCTTGCAGCAAGGGCACAATGTATCCCATTCATTTTCAGCAAGAAAAAAAATGCGACAATCAGAACATTGAATCCAATGATAATGGCAACTGTTATTCTCTATATCCATGGTAATGTGCCAGCCATGTGATGACTTCCGTCTGGAATTTGATGCATGTTTCGTGGAGTTTTAATTGGGTGGATATGCGAAGGTTGTAAACAAATTGAAAGAAAATGATCGCTATTAAGATAACGATCCACCTCTTTGTCATGGGTTAAGATAGTCACGAATAACATTTACAACGGATGTTACAATGATTCCGGCAATGAAACCAAGAATAAACTCAAGCATTATCATCCTCGCTTCGCTTCTTTAATCTTGATGAGTCTGTTGGTGCAGGAAAATCTCCCTCTTCAAATTCCTCGAACAGCCATCTCAATGCAACTTGTACTCCCCATAAATAGTAATGCTGATCTATCGGTTGCGCCTTATGAAGTAATGTTTCAGCGATATAAAGCTGCTGTCTGATCGCCTCTTCATTCTTCCATATGGTCATAAATCCGAGAGCTTAATATCCTTGATCTTAGACGGCTTCTCTCTCAATTGTCCCTGCACCCAACGCAATGCACATAAGGCACCCAAACGGAAGTGGTCGATGGGAATAACGGTATGTTCTTTCAGCGTCTTGATTTCCTCATCAATGGTTCGCTTGGCTGCCTGACCGTTATGGAAGAGGCCGCAGGGTCTATTCTTTGTGTGTTTTTTCATTCTTCCCATTTTCTTCCTTATACTTCATTTGTTTCATGCACTTAAACCAAACGCCAGAAGTGTTATCAATTTTAGATAATGCCCTTGCATATTCAACGCATCCGACTGGATCAGTAAATATAGGCGCATTTTCAACTAAGATCGCTTTGTATGAAAATATGGTTAAAAACATACACTTTACGATAATATATTCCATGCTATTTCTCTTCCTCGATAGACATCTTCTGATCATCTGAACATTTTTCACACGGAGGCTCTGCTATCTTCTTACCTAAACCAATGAAAAGCCCGGTGACGATGATGACGATGAGGATTGATTCGATGGCAACGCCTTTCTCGTTCATTTCTTATTCGGATGGTTCAAACACCATCGTGTCCAGATTGCCATAGCATTGGCTGTGATGATTGTTGTTAAGAGCCAATTCTGCCATGTGCAAAAGATTCCTGTTAGGATGACAGTCCAAGATCCTCCGCCATAGATCAGAAGACTTATATAGGCTCTTAAGTGGACGTTAGGTCTGGGCGGTTCATCACCTGAAAGAAATCCTCTTGGCGGTCCCTCGTTGATGGGAGGCTCTCCATACTTAGGAGGCTTTCCATATTTGAAATCCAATTTGGCTCCATCCCAACCCATCACAAACGATTTCCCATTTGCCTCGAATCGTTTGCTTCCAGTTTCTCCCATGGGACCAATAAGAGATATCGGATGTGGGGCTAAGAGATCGGCGAACACGCATGATCTCACGAAGAATAAGAGGATGAATAAGAATCGAATCACTTTTCTTCCTTTCGCCATTTAAAATAATTCCGTGTTGCGACAATGCTTGCTATCGTAGCCAATGGAATGAATCCATAAAGATCCTTTACTATCGCCAGATAGATCCACGCTATCTGGGAGATGACTTTAAGAATCCATCCGAACTTAAGCTTATTTCCAACCAACCACATTGAGGCAATTCCGCAAATGGATACGAACCAATCCATTATTCGTCTTCCTCAATATTAATCACCTGATCCGCTGGTATGTCAAACATCCCCGGTTCACTTTTATGCTTCTGAAGATGCACAAATAGGATCTTGTGGATATCGTATTGTCCATCTTGAAGCTCATTTGTAATCATCGGCGTTTTGCCCCATGCCCTTTCGATCAGATATTTGGCAGCATCGATTCGGTAGAAGTAACCTGGAGGTCCGGGCGTTCCTGGTAACTGTTCTCCCCGCATAACTGAGATCATAAGATCCGCAGCTTCAAACGCATTTCTAGTTTTGGATTTGACATAAGCAACAAGCCCTTGGGGTCTGCCTTCTTGTCCGGCTTCAAGGTATCGATCCGATCTTCTCTTGGGTACATTTTCCATGCTTATGTTTTACCAAAGGTTAAAACGGATTACCAGTTATTTATTGGGGTGGGGGTATGCGTTCGACGTTCGACGTTTTTTCTCTATACATATTCTTTCAAACCCCTATCTCAAAATAAAGCCACTTAAAAACCCTCTAAGAGAAAGTATCTATATGTATATGTATAATATGTATATTATATATATATATTATACTTAACTACTTACAGAACCAGAGATTTTCGGATTAGACGTTTTTGTCTAAAGTCATCTAAGACTGTCTAACCGGACTTCAAGAAACACCCCGTGATTAGACACTGATTCGACATAGTGTTAGACGGGACAGGTTGTTGCTATAGTTTCTCGATCCTCTCAATACCTAGCTCAGTGGGAGCATAAACCATGATCTCAATTTCTCTATCTGTTATGGCTGGGGTGATTGTGATTTGATCGGCCTGTTCGAGTGTCCTTTGGACTGTATCAAGAAAGTCCGCATTGATTCCCCTGACTCCTCGCAATAACGCTGATCGTGTGCATTTCCCGTTTTTAACAATGTATTTCAACACCTTATCCATCATCACCGCGGTCTTGGTATCGCCAAGTGTGATCTCCCGGTAGCCTTGGAGGGTATCGGTGACGATGGCAATGGACTTATGGAGGTCGATGGGTTCAATGGTATGGGATTCGGGGTTGATGAGGGTATCTGAGGCTTCAAGGCGGATGATGGCATTAAGTAAGGCAAGCTTCATTGCAATGGCCGTTAATCGCTCGTAATTGGCGTCCCATCGACTGTTTTGTGTTTTTAGGCGGAACGACCTATACCAATCGCCCCAGACGGCTAGGGCTGCCTCTGAGGGCTTAAATTCGGCACCCACCAATGCTGATTGGATGCTTTGGAGCTTATTGATTAAGGACCGTCTTTTCTCTGGATCTGATGAACCGGGCCAGAGCATGGGGTTTAGATTGGGTTCGTTTGAGATGACCCATAGGAACCGGGCAAAGAAGCCCCCGAAGATATCACTGGCTTGGATGGATTCGGTCAGCCAGTCGAAGGAACAGCAAGCGGATAGATTCAGGAATGGGTTGTTTAGTTCTATGTGGTCAACCTCATTATCCCCCTCTTTCTTATTCTTTACCCCCCTTCTGTATTTAATCCGCTGTCCGGTATACATGGAGGCTAAATCCTGGATAAAGCCCTGGAAGTGCTTTCCCTTGGATTTCTCAATAAATCCTTTTAACTCATCCAGGGCCACGACTCCGCATTCTCTTGGTGTTCTTTCCTCGTCGGCCATCTCAGCCAAAAAGGATTGCCGGGAGGATGTCTCGTAAATCATGAGGTTGGAATTGATGGACCGGATGAGATCAAGGCCAATATCCTGTGCCCATGATTTTCTTTTCAAAGTGGATGGTCCGATGATGAGCATGAAGAGATTGGGGTAGAGCCGGCGGAATCCGAATGGGACGTAGGCGTTTCTGTTGACAATGGATGAGACTATGAAATAGGAAATGAACTTGTGATAGATAACGGGGGCGTCTGTTTGGTCTTTACAATAGGATACATACAGGTCGGTAAAGTTATCCATGTTTCGCCTTTTTTAAGATGATGTTTGCTTCGTAGGATTTGACAGACCAATCTTGGATAACATCTTTAAACTCTTCCCATGTGACTGTTCCTTTAACAAACTCAGATGTGGCGATGATGACCCGTTCCCAGAGGTTGTTTAGAATGGTTCTGGTTAATGGCATTATCTCCCCAAGCTCATCCAGGAATTGGCAGTAATCTTTTATCCCCTCTTCCACCAACCAATCCTCGTGAAGATTGTAAAAGTTATCCGCAATCTTTTCCCGGCCTTCTTTGGTTTTGATGAGGGAATCGAATTCGTCCAACATACATATCGCCTTTGATTAATCGAAATTTAAAACCTCTTGGCTCAATCGTTTCGCTGCTATTTCACAATACTTTTCTTCTATCTCAATACCTATGGCTTTTCGCCCTAGATCTTTGGCAGCCCGAAGAGTTGTACCTGAGCCCATGAATGGGTCTAAAACTGTTTCTCCTGGCAACGAACCCTTATTTAAAAGAAATGTCCATGCTTTTATTGGTTTAGGACACGGATGCCCATTTTTCTCGGCTACTTCATGAAGCTTATATGATGTTGGAGATTGCCCTTTGCCATGCCTTGGATCTTTCCCGTAATACAATATGGGTGAAAATGTTACATGACCCCATTTACCCCATGAAGCAGAAGCGGGTGAAAAAAAACATCCGACATCATCTGGCGTTGGATAAAACATCATCATTCTTGTGCCTGGTGTAAAAATGGCTCTCTTTGTTTTCATGAGTATATTCCCAATATAAGGCAAAATGTGTTTTTTTAAATATTCGGGGGTATCTTCAAATGATTCTGTTTGATAGTGGGATTTACCCTTTTTAAAATTACTTCCTTTCCCCCCTTTAATTCCATAGGGGGGATCAGTTAAAACTAAATCAACAGGGTCTAAATAGGGGATAATATCTTTACAATCCCCGTGGTAAATCGTAATTCCGTTATGATCATAATATGGTTTCATAAAAAATCACCCCCTGCTCTCACAACCAATGGGATTAGGAAAAAAGAGACAGGGGGCTAAATCGGATTTTCCCATTGGTTGTGTGTTACAACATATTACGTTTTCGCCGGCACCTTATCAACGGGTTTTTTGGGTTCTTTTTTTGGCTCCCCACTAGGGCCACCGTTGGTTTCAAATTCTTCAAAGAGGGGATCCAACGGCTCAATTTGCGGTTTGGCCTTTTCAAACAGCTTGTCTTTCAATTGCTTTTCAGCCTTCTCTTCCCAACATGGCATCTCTGTTGAAGCCTTACAAACCCAGGTCATAGCCTCCTGCCATTTAACCGGACTCATGGAGCATGAATCATGAAAGGCCACCATGGATTCAGTGAACTTGCCCAAATGAAATAAGCAATATCCTTTGAACATCAACACATCTTCGTTCACCTTCCTCTTCTCAATCCAAGTGTAAAACTCCAATGCCTTTTCATATTCAGCCCTCTGATAATGCCATTGCGCCAATCCATTGATGAGCATAATATTATCCGGCATGATCTTCATGGCTTCGACGAATAGATCCTTCTGTTTTCCTGGATCCTTCCGGACGCTGGAATTAAAAATCCAGTCCATATAAGCCGCTGGGAATTTCGGCCATAGGGTCACAGCGTCCCGGTACTTCTCTTGTTTGTACAATTCGATGGCGTTTTTTATCTTCATGATCTTGTCACGCTGTTCTTCCCAATTCTCCTTTAAGATGGGAGAGACCTTCCCTTTCTTGACCAAATAATCCTGGCCGTAAACATCTCTCTCTTCATGCTCAATGGTTAGACCTACCTTACCCAGAAGATTCTCAAAGGACCGTCGGGTAAAAACATCGATGTGATCTTTATGGAAGACATTTAAGAAAGAAGATACATGGCCCATTCCCGGCTCGTATAGAACATCCAACCATTCAGGAACCGAAATCATCATAGTGCCGTCATCGGCCAGAAGTGATTTGTATTTCTCCAGTTTTTTATCTGGTTCAACCATGTGTTCTAAAGTATGATACATGGTGAGTAGATCGTATTTGTGTTTAGGGGTTAATTCTTGAGTCACAGGAATGCCGTAAAAATGCTCCGCAAATCTTCGCATCGTGGTCGTCCACTCGGACCCCGTAGCCTTATGGCCTCTACGCCGAAACCAATCTACCAAGTAGCCAGTGGCACAGCCCACATCTCCGATTACCAATGGGTGACTGATCAAACCTCCCGTTTTCTCGTCAAATTTCTCTTTATCAGAGAACCAGGGGAGGAGGAACATCTTTACGAAATTAAGCTTCCTCGTGGTGGTTGTTAAATTCTGAACGCCTATCTGCCCCCTGTATTCCTTATCGTAATAATGCTTGATTTTTTCCTCATCCTCTTTCGTCACATGGTAGGCAATATTCCCACAGTTCTTACAGATCAACAATTCCCTTTCCGGGTTTAATTTCCCGAATGAAAAATGATTTTCCCCATCGCACACATAGCATCTAAACGGAACGTCCGGTGTTTTCTTATCCATGATTTTTAAGTATCTCCTTTATGGCCATCGCCTTATTATTTAATTTCTGAAAATCTTTTAATGGATATGCTTGATCTGAATCGGATAAAGACTTCTCCGGATCCGGATGCGTCTCTATCAGGAACCCATCGGCCCCGGCTGAGATCCCGGCCATTGTCATGGGTTCCACCAAGTCCGATCTTCCTGTACCGTGACTCGCATCCACTATGATTGGGATGTTGGTTATCTTTTTGACAGCGGGAATCATAGAAATGGACAGATCCCACCTGACGTGGGTTGCGCCCGTGGAGGATCCTCTCTCCACTAAAATAGGTTCACAGGGACCACCGGCCAACAGATGCTCCGCAGCCCCTAAGAATTCATCGATGTTCGATCCCATGTTTCTCTTTAAGAAGATGGGCCTTTTTGTTTTCCCCAGCACTCGAAGCAATGTGTAAT